CCATTTTAAAAACATTAGCAGGAATATACTTGGGTACAGCAGATGTTATATCATCAGCATCATTTTGATCCGAGTCTGGTCTAATGAAAAACTCACGAACACCTGAGAATTGTCCTTTGTTAAATAGAAAGTAAATATTTTTACCTGCTGAAATAGGCTTACAGTCTTTTGAATTTTCAAAATCTGTAGTTGTTGCTACATCAACATTACTAGCTGTAAGAGTAGTTGAGCCTCTTAATAAAAATTGTGATTGGTCACTGAATAATAATAAATCTTCATTAAAGGGAATTGCATGTCTGAGAATAGAAACTTTTGTATGTGATACTGCAACGTCAATAGGGTCAGAGTCTAAAATAGTTGTTACTGTCTCAGGATAGAATTTAAAAAACTCACCTGCTCTCGACATAATAACATTTTCATCTGATAGAAAACCTAATCGGTTACGATGGAAATAAATGTCAGCAATTTTGCTATCAACAAAAGAAGGATTAGGAGAGGATAATTCATCCCCTACTACTCGGCCTCCCCAATTAGGAACACTATAATCAGTGCCAGAAATGGTATAAGTAGAGCCATTACAAGGTGTAAAACGAAAGTTACCGTCAGCTTGTCTTATTAAAACATGAGGCATGGTAGAAACATCAAGGCTATCTTTGGTGCCTCCTACTACAGTTTCTTCGTACACACCCCCATCTGTAGAACTATCAGTTTTGTATTTCACATAATAATTATCAAATGCGTTTGCAGGGTCTCCAGTTATCTCAACCTGAAAACCATCAGTGGCTCTTTTAGGTAAGTTACCAAAACTATCTGTTGATCCTTTAATAACCTGACTAGCTTGGTTACCATAACCATCTGTTGCAGAAATAGTAAAATCAGTAGCTTTGCTGATATGTATATCACTTCCAAGTTTAGTAACTGTAAAACCTGATAAAGAATTTATCTGATTAAAAATTTGGTCAATAATATAAGTTGATTGATATTCAGAAGCAGTAGTAGTTGACGTGTAGTTATAATCTGTACCATCTATATTTAAAGTATATTTAGTTTGGTCTACACCTTGAGTAATAGAATAGATTGCCTCAAAAGGTTTTGCTGCTGTTACAGTACTGTCCATAGCAACTGTTTGTGATGTGTTAACTAAAAAGGTGAAGTCTGCAATAGTTACAGCACGAAAATTATTTTTAGGATTAGCTATGTTTAAATAGGAAGTGCCACTTGGAGTGTTAACTGTGTAGCTTGTTCCATCAATACCAAAAACTTCAATGTTATTTTGTGAGATAATAAGAATATATCTTTCGTTAGTGTCACGATTTATAGAATGAATAAATGCATTTGAATATGCAGAGTTAGAAACTTTTTTAATAAATTCTGTAGGTGGTCTTTTTTTCAATCCCTCTACTACAGAACTAAAACCATTAATTTGGCTTTCTCCTTGTGAGCCTAGTCGTAGTGTTTCTGCTTGTTGCGAAACTCCATTGACTAAATTGGGAATGGAATGATTGATTAAAGGCATTAGGAAATTTTATGGCCACGACTTATGATATTAAAAGTGTCGTAAGAATTAAAAATATTAGTGTCAGCAGTATCTGCTTCTTCTTGTTTTAATATTGTTAGAGCATTAAATTCATCAACTTGGCCAAACTTGTGAAGTGTGGTTGCTCCTAGTGTTCTATCTTGGAATATTCTTGCGGCTCTAATAGTTATGTAGCGTCTACCGTTTTCTGGTAATTCATCAAAAGGTAAATAAAGGATCACTTTAGCATCTAAGGCTTCATCAAAAACAAAGGTATTTCCTTGTTTATTAAACAAAAAGCTACCTCTTTTAATAACGTCATATTTACTTAGTGCGTATTGATTAATGTCTAAATCTACTCGCATAATGTTATCAGCAAGGGGTATCTTGCTGTCAGTATCTAGACTTAATGTATATTTATAAAAAGAGTTAAAATGCCAACCTGCAGCTTGCACCTCTCTACTAATCTCATTAATAGCATTATTAGCGAGAGTCGCATCTATAGGTAGCGTTCCTGTTAAACTATTAACGGGTGACTCACCAATTGTGTGAAGTAATGTATTTACAGCTTCGAGCTGTGTTGTTCCTGAAAGTGCCATGGTTTACAAGATATTTGATAATGTTTGATATTTAGTTCTTTTAAGAAATCAATCGTTTCTAAAACTTTATAATTACACTGTTCATAAGTATCGTAATATTCTTGAACGATTGAACATTGTGGAAGATTGCTTTCATCTACCACGCAGATAAAACCAATAAGAATTAAAATTGATTTCATAAGAAAAGTGCAGAGGGGAATTTAATCCCCTCCACTTTTAGTTATTAGGCAGTTTGAATTTCAACTGCTGCTTCTGGTCTTAGGATACCATGTCCTAATGCCATTTTAGCAACCATTAAAGTTCCCTGTCTACGAATGTCATACTCAGACTCCATAGCTAAGTCCATTAACTTAACTGTACCAATAGCAGACTTGTGGAATACCACTGCTGCTGTATTTGAGAAGTCACCATTGTATGTATTGTTCTCTCCAGTAGATGAAGCACCTGACTGGTCTGTAAAGGCAGCAACTGCTGTGTTTGATTTCACAATGTTGACACCTGCTACTTTAAGAACTTTACCATCAGCATATACACCATTTGTTCCGCCAAAGTCTCTATTTAAGATTTTGTCGTTTTCTACGATGTTGTAATAAGTTGATGGAGGTACGATACAAAATCTGTCATCCTCTGGTACATCTTTTTCATCCAGTGTTTGAACTGCATCAAAGATAGATGTAATGAGAGAAGCAGCATTTGTTTTTGCATCTGCATCAGTAATAACTGCACCACCATTCTCACCATTAACAGTCGCAGAAGCCTGAGCTGCTAAGATTGCTAATTGTAATACGTGTTGATCCACTGTTCTTGCTAATGCATTACCCATTTCTGTTGAGTAAATGCTTCGTACATCATAGTGATTTTTAGCTTCATCTATCTGAGCGATAAATGAGTCTGATATTAAGAGGTCATCGATTGTGATTACTCTTTCGTTTTTCTTGATGACTGAGCCTGTAATCTCATTACCTGCAGTGTGATATGCGGCTGTGGTTTTTCCAATAGCAGGAAATTGTGCTGATTTACCTTGGCTAATTGTTCTAACCATAGTCATATCAAGCATTTGGTTCCTTCTTTGGAATGCAGCTAACACTTCACCACTGAAAACTTTGAGAAACAGAGCATTATCGTCACCACTGTTATCTGCTTTACCTAAAAAGCTGACTGTTGCGTTTGACATAATATTTTTCCTTTATGTTTTAGTTGTTGTTGTTGAACTACACCTACTTCAATCACACAGAAGTTGTCTCCCGCAGGAGGCTAAAGTTAATCTTTTGGGTGTACACCTCTCTAATGAGAGACGGTGTTATGAAGGTAATTTAGTTCCTAGTTTCCAAGAGCGTAATGCCCAGTAAACAGGAGATAAATTTTTTTGACCCTCTACTTTTTCAAGTGTTGCACCATGTCGTGCCATGAATGATTTTCTATTTTTAGGATTGTTCCTTTTAATCTTCATGTTGGGGTCACCGAAAGAAACCTTCTTAATATTATTTGTAGATTTATCCTTAACATAAACCATGTATTTTTTGTTTTTGTTAGGATTAGATAATATTTTATTTAAAGGTTTCTCGGTAGACATGATTATTTTTTCTTTTTATCTTTCCAGTTATTCTGCATATCTTTGTATGCACTTTTAGATACTGTAGAATTTTTCTTACTTCTACTTATTCCTAATCTTTTTCTTCTATTAATATTTGCGACTAATGACATTATTTCTTTGGCTTTGGTTTTCTTTTAGTTCCGTATCCCATAGCTACTCCTTTTTTAATTTACCTGCTACTTTCTCCGCACTTCTTCCAACTGTATAACCACCGACTCCGATAGTTAATAAAGTCCAAAGAGCATCTGGGAGATCTAAGATTATTCCCCATTCAAAAAATGCATTTGCATAAGGAACGAGTAAGTAGTTGTTAGCTACAATCATAACTACAACCATCATTAATAATGGTCTCCAGTTACGAGCTAACCAACTTTCACTTTTAGCTTCTGCTAAAATTATATTGGCAGCAGTAGATAATTCTTTCATCTCCCCTGCCATAACTTGTTGTTGGATATTAGATTTTATTTTTTCTCGCTCTTCTTTACTATCAATGGCTTTATCTACAGTTTTAAATAAAGCACCAATAATAGGAGAAGCGGCACCTAATAATTGAATCATTACATTACGTTAGAACGTTTAATTTTCTCTTCGACTGATTGTCTATAAGCAGTATCTTTTTGATACTTAGGATCATTGATTGCCCTTACGACTTCAGCAGTTGACCGATAAACATCATTATCAACCTTTGCAGTTTGACCTTGCAGTAAGTCTGGTTGCGTACCAAATTGAGCATCATATTGAGCTTTTAAGCCTTTAATTGCAAACGTTGCAGCTTCTAGTGAGCCTTTTTCTACGATTTCATTAAAGTTAGATACTTCTGCTTCAGACATA